GCGGACATCACAACTGTCGCTGGTATTGCCAGTGATATCACCGCAGTTGTGAGCAACACGTCGAATATCAACGCGGTTGCAGCCGACGCAGCTGACATCGGCACCGTCGCTGGGTCGATTTCAAACGTGAACAACGTGGGCGGATCGATTTCGAACGTGAATGCCGTAGCAGGTGACGCAGCTGACATCGGCGTCGTGGCCGGGATTTCCAGCGCAGTGTCAAATGTATCGAGCATCAGCAGCGACGTCAGCGCCGTTGCAGGCGTAACGAGCGACGTCACGACCCTCGCGCCACAGGCTAGCAACATAAGCACCCTGACCCAGACCGCAAACCTGACGGCCCTGCAGAACGCAGCGACCAACGCAGCAGCTGCAGAGGCAGCGCTGAACGCCTTTAACGCAACATACGTGGGCGCGTATGCGACCGACCCCAGCACTGATGCAAACGGCAACGCCCTTACGGACGGTGACCTGTACTACAACACGGCAACCCAGCGACTAAAGTTTTTCGACGCAGCGAACAGCACTTGGATCACGCTTGCGAACAGCGTGCAGGTAAACTCAGCAGCAACTTTGCAAGCAGTCGGTGACGTTGACTTCGCTTATGCTGGCGGTACTGCGCTAGCGAGCCACAACTTTATTGTTCGTGACAGCAGCAACAGCCGCTGGGAGAACACGACACCCGCAGGCGTGCGTGATCTACTTGGCATCAGCCCAACGTCATCGACGAACGAAGACATTGCGGTCACTGGTATCACTGTCGATAGCACTGCCAACAACCACACAGGCCTGCAAATCGACAAAGACGACATCAATGGTTCGTTCATTACTGCTGTCTACCAAACCAGCGGTGGCAGCAATCGCGCCTATCGTCTTGAGCCACCCGCTACAGACAGCGCGACCGATGCATTTCGCTGGACAACCCACAACTCGCACAGCTTTTGGGTTGATGACGCCGAGCGTCTGCGCATAGACAGTAGTGGTCAAATTGTACTGCCCGACTACAACGGCAGTGACCCATTCCCCGGCCAAACCATGGTGGCATCGTTGGCGGTTTCGAGCAGCGGAGCTGTCGTTGAAAACCAGAACCTAAGCACTGCGGCAACACCCACGTTTGCTGGTGCTGATTTTGGTTCCAACGCCATTACATACAGTAATTATTACGCCTATCTTAGCGACCTTCCCGACGCCTCGACGTACCACGGAATGTTCGCACATGTTCACGACACGGGACGCGCGTACTTTTCACACGCTAATAACTGGACTCCGTTAGCGAACCAAAGCGAAGTCACGGCCAAACAAGACACAATCACGACTAGCACGGCGCTGGCCGTTGGATCGCTCACGACTGTTACTGACGCCGGGAATACTGTCGATGTACGTCGAGCTGACCGGATCGCACTGGCAGCAAGCGCGAACGCTGACGGAGGGGCGACCCTCTACGACGCAACAGCAACCGCTACGCTGACGCTGAGCGACCTTGTGGCTGGCGACATTGTAACCGTGTTCAGCCGCAGCGGCACAACGACAGTAGCGCGAGGCACAATCACGAACATGCACATCGACGGCGACATTGCCACGAACAAGACCAGCGTAACAGTCGGTGCCGGTACTCTGGCAACAGTAACAATGGTGAGTAACGACACCGCGATCATTGCGGGGAGCGCCCTGACATGAGCAGCGTAGCAGGAATGATGGCGCTGACTGGATCGGTGAGCGGCGGCGAAGAAGCAGAACCCGGCGGTGTCTGGGTCACCAACACCAGCTTTAACAACGACAAAACCCGAACGTGGACCGTCCCTGCGAACGTCAACTTCATCTACGCGGTCGCTGTTGGCGCGGGTGGTGGCGCAGGCCGCTCGAAAAGCGGTCATTCCGGCTCCGCTGGCGGTGGCGGCGCTCTGCGGTATAGGAACAGCATCCCTGTTGATCCCGGCGAAGTCCTGACGATTTTTGTCGGGAAACGTGGCCGAGGCGGCGTAAACGCTACCGGCGGCGACGGTCAAGATGGCGGGCAGGCACGTGTCGAGCGGGCTGACGGCTCTGTTCTCGTTGCCGCAGACGGTGGCACGGGTGGCCTCCGGGGCACCCTTGCTACGTCCACCAGCCCGGGCGGCTCTGGCCCTTTCGACTATGACGGCGGCGGTAACGGCGGCTCTGGTGGGCTAGGGCAAATATCAAACGCAGGCGGCGGTGGCGGCGGCGCTGGTGGCTATTCCGGCGACGGTGGTCACGGCGGTCGCGTTGTCACTGCCAACACCTACACCGGCTCTGACGGCCAAGGCGGGGGCGGCGGGGGCGGCGGCGTCCACACCACTCTAGGCTCAGGCGGCGGCGGGGGCGTGGGCCTCTACGGAGAGGGCGCTTCCGGCTCCGGCGGTGGCAACTCGGCAGGCAACTCGACCGCAACTGCGGGAGCGGGCGGCTCCGGGGGCACCAGCGGTGGAACGGCCGGTGGCAGCGGCGGTGAGTACGGCGGCGGCTCGGGTGCCAAAGACGACGATATCACGACAACCGGAACTGGCGGGAACAAGGGCGCTGTGCGCATCATCTGGGGTTCGGGGCGGTCCTTCCCAAGCACAAGCGTCGATCTTGCAAGCAGCACCGCTGGTGAGACTCAGCTGTAAAGGAAAAGACCATGACCGACGACACGTCAATCTCAGGAACTAAAATTACGACCTTCACCGAAGGCAGCGGCACTGTGACCGTGGCCTAATCAGAACAACAAGGACTGACAAAATGGACGACACGAAAGCTTGGTATGAGTCCCGCACGGTGATTGCCGTGCTGGTCATGCTCGCAGCCACTGCGCTGCAACAATTCGGCATCGAGCTCGGCGGGCTCGAAGAAGACATCACCAGTCTGCTGCTCGACGCTGTCGGCGTGCTGGCTGGCGGCTTGGCGATCTGGGGCCGCATTGTGGCTCAGATGAAGATTGCGTCGTGACCGAGAAGCTGCAGATACCGAGCCCGTCGCCTGACTGGCGCTCGCGTATCCTCAAGCTAGAGTTTCAAACTGAGCAGCATGCAGGCCAGCTCAACAACTTGACGGACAAAACAAACGCGATGGCCGATAGCCTCGACAGCATCCAACGAACACTGGCGCAGATCAGGTGGATAGCGATCGGTGCAGCCATCGCGCTTACCGCTAAAGAGATGAACGCGATGAGCCTGCTGAGTTTTCTGGGGGCCTAACCCATTGACATCAAACGACAATAACGATCCAAACAACGCACGGGACATGCTGAGCAGCCTACACTCGGCGGTGGCTGAGGAGCTGCTGCAGCGTGTGCGGAGTGGGAATGCGTCGGCGGCTGAACTGACAGTCGCGGCAAAGTTCCTGAAGGACAATCACATCGAGTGCGTGCCGACACCTGACAATGCGCTGGGAAAGCTGGTGGAGGCGATACCAGAATTTGACCAGCACAGCTGGAACGAGCAGGAGACAGGCCATGGTTAACCTGAGTGTGGGCCGCGGCGAGAAGCTGTCGACGAAAAAAGGCGCTGGGCTGACGGCGAAGGGTCGGGCCAAGTACAACCGCAAGACCGGGTCGAAGCTGAAGGCACCTGCGCCGAACCCAAAGACCAAGGCCGACAAGGGCCGCAAGAAGAGCTTCTGTGCGCGCATGGGCGGAATCGTGAAGCGGTCCAAAAATGCAGAGCGTGCGCGGGCATCGATGCGTAGGTGGAATTGCTAGATGGCATCTAGGAGCCCACAGGAGGCCCGTACAGCGGATGTAGCACTTTCGGAGGGTACACCCCTCGATCGCGTCAAAGGCGACCTACGGGCGTTTCTGTGGCTTGTATGGCAACATCTGGGTTTGCCAAAGCCGACGCCGGTGCAGTACGACATGGCCGAGTACATCCAGCATGCGCCGAGACGTGCGGTCGTGCAAGCATTCCGGGGTGCCGGCAAGAGTTACATCACCAGCGCCTACGCGGTGTGGACGTGGCTGAACAACCCGGATGCCAAGATCATGGTGGTGTCGGCCAGCAAGGAACGGGCCGATGCGTTCAGTACGTTTACCCAGCGGCTGATTGCTGAGGTGCCGGGGTGTCAGCATCTGA